CAAGCACAACGTGCTATGATTGTGGCAGCACTGAAGTCGGGCATTGACACCAATACCGATATTCGTGAAGAACAGCGTCAGTTCAACCTGTTGGCAACTCCAGCATACCCAGAACTGATGCCCAACATGATTGCACTCAACAACGAGCGCAACAACACAGGATTTGTCATTGGTGACACACCACTGCGTTTAGATCCACAAGACATCTTGACCTGGGCAAGTAACAACAACGGTCTAGGCCTAGACACCGGTGACGGACTAGTAGCAGGCAACCAGTACATGGGTGTGTTCTATCCAAGTTGCCAGACAACTGATCTAAGTGGTAGTCCAGTGGTAACTGCGCCAAGTCACATGATGATCCGTACAATTATTCGCAGTGATGAAGTATCATTCCCTTGGTTTGCCCCAGCCGGAACACGTCGCGGTGTCATTGACAATGCTGTGCAGTTGGGCTATATCAATGTCACAACCGGCGAATTCCAGTCACTGGGTGTACGACAAGGCCTACGTGATGTCCTGTATGAAAATGCAATCAATCCAATTACGTTTATTCCTGGTGTTGGCATCACTAACTTTGGTAACAAAACCACTACAAGTAATACCACAGCACTGGACCGCATCAACGTGGCACGTTTGGTAGCATTTATCCGTGGACGTTTAGACATCATTGGCAAGCAGTACTTGTTTGAACCAAATGATCAGATCACTCGTAATCAGATCAAGAACTCAATCGACGGCCTAATGATTGACCTGGTTGCCAAACGTGGTCTCTATGACTATCTAGTGGTATGCGATGCGTCAAACAACACTCCTGCACGTATAGATCGTAACGAACTGTATGTTGATATTGCTATTGAACCGGTAAAAGCTGTTGAGTTTATATACATTCCAGTTCGTATCAAGAATACCGGAGAAATCGCTGCCGGAGGTTAACAAATAGGGACCAGGTGTCCCTATTTTTGATCAGGTATAGATAAGATAAATAACAGTAACAGAGGATAAAAATTATGAGTTCAGCATCGTTAAACAGAATGACAGTGCCCTTAACAGGCGGTGTAGAGGGCGGCGGCATACTAATGCCAAAATTAAAATACCGCTTTCGAGTAACATTTGAAAATTTTGGCAGCGGCACAGGCACACCAAACATAACCGAGATGACTAAACAGGTTATTGATTTTACACGTCCAACAGTGACATTTGAAAATATTGATTTACCAATTTATAACTCCACTCTTAAAATGGCTGGCAAGCACTCTTGGGGCGATGTCACATGTAACCTGCGTGATGATTCATTAAGTAGTGTACAGAAACTTGTTGGTTCGCAGCTACAGAAACAACTGGACTTTTTTGAAATGGCATCAGCAGCCGCTGGTGCAGACTATAAATTTACAACCCGGTTTGAAGTACTGGACGGCGGTAACGGTGCATTGACACCGGTGGTGCTTGAGTCATGGGAAATGTATGGTTGCTACTTGAAAGAAGTAAACTACGGTGACGCTAACTACGGAACTAGTGAAGCAATGACCATTGCACTGAGCATTTCATACGACAATGCTAGCCAGTCTGCCACTGACGGCAATGCAGGCGGCGTGGGTACCTTGGGTACTCTTGTTGGAACTGCGTTGGGCACAGTGACCACGCCTGGTGCCTAAATTGGCAACCGAGTAGCCAAATGAGTTTTGGACAAGACTTTCTAAAAGGTTTTATTGGCGGCAATGAAGGGTTAAGAGATTACACCCACGCCAGTAAAACCTTTCGCACGAATGGATACCAACTTGCTCCTCGATTCAAGTTCAACTACCATACATATTTTAACTTAAATTCGGGAGCAATACCGTTTCTGCAAAACATGGTCGGCAACGGAGATGCTGCCAGTATTGGTTTATCAGTCAAAACAATTTACCTGCCCAGTTATCAAATATCTGTTGACACTATGAATCAGTACAATCGTAAGAGACTGGTGCAGAGCAAAATTGACTACCAACCTGTTACTGTTACATTCAACGACGATGGTGGCGACTTAATTCGTAACCTGTGGTACAACTACTTCAGTTACTATTACAAAGACCCAGCACAGCAGTACGAAGGCGTTCCCAACACAAATGGAACTTCTGGTAATTTACAAACCACTCCTGCCGGCTTTGGCTACAACACACGAGACACCTACAGTAACGATAGATTTGTAAACGACTGGGGCTATGTGGGCGAAAGTTACACTGACGGAACATTTGCTCCTGAAGGTAAGCCACCTTTCTTTCGTGATATTAAGATTTACGGACTTAATCAGCACAAGTTTGCTGCCTATGTGCTGGTAAATCCCATGATCACAGACTGGCGACACGACACCTATGACTACAGTCAAAGCAACGGTGTTATGACACACACCATGACAATAAAATACGAAACAGTAAAATACTATTCAGGTGCCATTGGCGCTGTTCGTCCAGACACCAATGTGGTTGGATTTGCTGATCCCAATAGTTATGATCAGACACTCAGTCCAATATCTCGTCCTGGTAGCCAGTCCACTGTGCTGGGACAAGGCGGCTTGGTAGATGCTGGTGTGGGCATCTTTGAAGATTTACAAAGAGGCGACCTGTTTGGAGTTATCGGGGCCACACAAAAAGCACTGAACGTGAATCAAACATTGAAGAAAACTCCGTTGAAAGACATTGTCCGCCAGGATGCTAACACTGTCAAACGAGATGTGTTGCGTAACAGCTTGCCTGGTCAAGTGCGTAATGCAGCCAATTCTGCCAACAGTATGCTGTTTCCCAAAGAGCCGACGCCACCTAAAAGATGAGCACAGTCAACAACCCCAATTTTAACATAGATCTCACTGTGAGAGTGTTTGACGACTTCTACGGCTTTGAACAATTTGTTGATGCTGCCGATTGGGATGTGGTACTGAGTTATTTTAAGTCAATATACACCACCGCTGTGGCAGCTGAAAATTTTGCCACAGCACTGTTCAGAGTGTCAAACGAACAAAGCATACCTGTGCTGACCCTGTTGGCACAATTGCAAACAGCAGACAGTGGTGCCGAACTAAACTTAACTCTTGCTTATTATCTTAACAATCAGCGTAGCAACAGTACCTTACTTGGCACTTCACAGCCTGTGCAGCCAAACTACTATGCGGCAAGAAATATTCGGGCATGAGCAAGTTTGCACAAGGTCCTTACACTGTAAAAAATCCTACCAAGTATGTGGGCAAAGGCACGCCACGCTACAGGTCAGGCTGGGAATTGAGCTTTATGCGATTCCTGGACAACAACGACAATGTGATGCAGTGGGCCAGTGAAAGTATACAGATCCCTTATCGCAATCCGGTCACTGGAAAGCAAAGCATTTATGTGCCAGATTTTTTGATCACCTACAGAACACGCCAAAACATCTTGGTTGGTGAAGTGATTGAAATCAAACCCAAAAAGCAAAGCATCATTGAAAGTAAAATGAGCAATAGAGACCGTATGGTGGTGGCCATCAACTACGCCAAATGGGATTCTGCAACCAAGTGGTGCAACCGCAACGGCCTAAAATTTCGCGTCATCACCGAAGAAGACATGTTCCGCAACGGCGGAAAATAACCTGTACTATACCGCAAAAGCGGTAAATATGGTATGACTAAAAAATTAGAAGACCTCTTCGACTTACCGTCTAGCACCGCCGATACAGACGAAACTGTACCGGATATTGCCACCACACAGTATGCCATAACTGAAATTGACAATGCCATTGACAAGATTGACGCTGCCTTGCCCGGTGTACGTGATCTAGAAGCCAGTGATGGTGACATGGACGAACTGGCACAAAAAGCCACAGAAACATTTGATGACCTAATGGACCTGGGCATGCAGGTAGACAGCCGCTATGCCAGTGAAATCTTTGCAGTGGCCGGCGCCATGCTGGGACATGCACTCACTGCTAAAACAGCCAAGATGAACAAGAAACTCAAAATGATTCAGTTGCAATTGCAAAAAGCCAAACTGGATCTTGACCGGGAAAAACGCACAGGTGATAACGAACCAGAATCTGTAGAGACTGCCGAAGGTCAAGTGTTGAGCCGCAATGATTTGTTGGATAGACTGATTGGCACAAGAGATCAAAAGAACAAACAAGCATAAATATCATATAGGGATCGATTATGAAACATTTCAAAGAATATCTGGCAGAGAACGAAAGAGTATACAATTACCGCATCAAAATTGCAGGTGATACTCCTAAAGATCTGGTTCGGGCACTGCAGGAAAAACTTCGTCAATTTGACGTGGTCAGCATCACTGCTCCAAAGACAACACCGGTCATGGCCCGATTGGCAGACTTTCCGGCCATTGAAAACGAAAGTTGTACACACATGGATGTTGAATTCCGTTACCCAGCAATTGAACCACAGATTCAACAAATTGCTCAACTGTTGGGCATTGATCCCAATCGTGTGTGCATGTTGACCGTGCCATACGAAAACAACTATGACAAAGAAGCCGTGGATGTTGAAAAACAAAACAAAGATCTGTTGACCAACACTGACTATCCAGCACCAAACGCAGAACAGAAGGCTCTGAGCAAAGACTACTCTGCTCCGTATGATCAACATGCAGTGCTGAAAAATACCTATCGCAGTGACTTCACGGTGGCTGGCGGTAAGACACCACCTGCTGTTACCACCAACAGTATACCCATGAACAACAAGAGCCCAATGACGAACATCAAGCGTCCACCCAAGCCAGCAACAGGCTACAACCCTAAAGGATAATAAAATGAGTTTTTTCCACAACCTAAACAAAAAATTAGACAGCATTGCTGCCCAACCAGCCGCTGCACAGCTCAATGAGCGTGACATGAGCCGTGCTGCCAAGGGCTACGAAAAGTACGGCAAAGAAGGCATGGAAGCCTTAGCCAAAGCTGGTCGTGACGGCAAAGCACTGGATCCAATTCGCAAAAAGTACGACAAGTATGACAATACAGAAGTAGACGAAGGCATGG